GATACTTCCAACTGATCCCCAGGCCCGAGATCTGATGATATGTCTGATTATTGGTTTAGTATATCTATGGGCTACCAAGAAGGGCCATAAGAAGTTCTCATATATTGGTCTTGCTATAGCTACTAGTGTTGCGTACTGGACTGAGAATCAGCATGTTAAGGTGTATTGCACCACTCTGTTTGGAGCAAATCTTGTTAGTGATCTTATCCCATTTGTACTGGAGCTTTTTACCTCTAGTGATGAAGAGGGTGAACCAGCTGAGGTTCCCATGAGTGGTAATTCACTAACTGATGTCATTAGCAATATTGCTACCTCTTATGCTCCCCAACTTTATGTTAGAGCTTTCATAGCAGCAGTTTTTGGGATCATAATGAACTGTTCCCCGAACCCTACGTGGGTTTTGCAGGACATTGGGATGATATCAAAGATCGTCCATGGAGCTGAAATGACTTATGATTACATGACTGATACTTTCATAGCATTAGTGAATGCCATTTCAACTCCGTGGGGGACTAAGATTTTCAGGACGTGTTACACTATGTATCCTGAGGCCTTTATTATGACTGATAAGCTGAATGAGTTCAACAATAAATTCCTCACGGGTGCTCGCGTTACCAAGATCGATTATGAGAAATTCACTAGTGTTGTGGATGCTGTTAGGGATCTCGATACGAGGATTCCGAAGAGAATGGATCAGCGTGTGTATCAGGAACAGGTCAGGTACTGTCAGAGATTAATTTCTGTATTACAGGAGAAATTTAAAGTACTTGGTGTTTTACTTGGTGGACCAAGGGTGGCCCCTTATGTTACGACTCTTGTTAGTGACCCGGGTTTTGGGAAGTCAGTTCTTAGCAATTCCATGGCTAATGCTTTGGCTCCTATTGTTCTCACTGCTAGTGAGTACACGGAGTTCTTGACTGACCCAAAGAGTGCCAAGGTTGCCATTAATCCTGGTGATGAATACCAAGAGGGCGTTAAGAATGGTCATAAGATTATCATTATTGACGACTTTCTAC